GGATGTGGCGTTGGCTGCGGCGTGGGATGTGGCGTGGGATGCGGCGTGGTCTGCTCAAACAGCAGAGTTTTTGCGTGTGGTGACAGAAACAAGGTGTTGTGAGGCGATCCGTGCGCGGGGTGAACCATGACCCGCGATGACATTCTGGTGCTGAAGAAGGAACAGTTGCCGTGAGCCTTAAACAAACACCGGAATCTTTTTGGGCTAAGGTTAATAAGTCTGACGGGTGTTGGGAATGGCGCGGTGCGTGTAACAGTACGGGATATGGAAGTGTAGTGTGGCATGGTACTAACTACACAGCGCATCGTGTAGCCGCATGGTTATCAGGTATGGTAACTACTCCTAGCGCACCAGAATCTTCTAAAGCGGATACACACGTATTGCATAAGTGCGATAACCGTAAGTGCTGTAACCCCGATCATCTTTTTCTTGGTTCATACAGAGACAATATGCTTGATGCTTATACCAAGAAACGTAAGAAGCAACCAAAAGGCGGTAGACACATCAACGCTAAGTTAACGGATAAACAAGCACGGACGATTAGAAACCGTTACGCGAGAGGTGAGTTACAAGTTCCATTAGCCAAAGTATATGGAGTAACCCAATGCGTAATTAGTCGTATCGTTCGCGGAGAAACTTACAAGTGTCAATAATTACGGTGGATATAGAAACGTACTACGACAAGGAGTATTCCCTGTCGAAGATGACCACTGAGGAGTACGTACGTGATCTACGCTTTGAAGTCATCGGCATGGGTGTGAAGGTGGATGACCAACCGTCCATCTGGTACACCGGAGATCAAGTAGCGTACGTATTGAAGAACTTGGATTGGTCTGATCATGCTGTGCTGTGCCACAACACATTGTTCGACGGCGCGATCCTGTCGTGGCGTTACGGCATCAAGCCGAAGGCATGGCTCGACACGTTGTGCATGGCGAGGGCGATACACGGGGTGGATGCCGGGGGATCGTTAAAGAAGTTGGCAGAGCGTTACAACATAGGGGAGAAAGGTAATGAAGTCATCAATGCCTTGGGTAAACGGCGTGTTCATTTCTCTGTTGCTGATCTCGCTTCTTATGGTGCCTACTGTCGCAATGATTGTGATCTTACCTACGATCTATTTCGGATTCTTGCTGACGGTTTTCCTGCTAGAGAGTTTAAGGTCATTGATCAAACTCTTAGGATGTTCATTGAACCGACTTTGCAGTTGAACCTGCCACAGTTGGAGGGGCATCTGGAGAAGGTCAAGGATCACAAGACCGCGTTGATGGCAGCGGCAGACACCAATAAAGATTTGCTCATGAGTAACGACCTGTTTGCTCAGGCGCTGATCAAGTGTGGGGTGGAGCCGCCGAGGAAGATCAGTCCTCGCACGGGTAAGGAGGCTTGGGCGTTTGCCAAGACCGACGAGGAGTTCAAGGCGCTGCTTGACCATCCTGATCCACGTGTACAGATGTTGGCTAGCGCACGACTGGGCGTCAAGACGACCCTAGAGGAAACACGTACACAGAGGTTTATAGATATCGCCAAACGTGGCGACATGCCAGTGCCCATTAAATACTACGCAGCCCACACGGGGCGGTGGGGTGGGGATGACAAGATCAACCTGCAAAACCTACCGAGCCGTGGGCCGTTTTCTGGGGCGTTGAAGAAGGCTATCGAACCGCCGCCGGGGTACGTGATCATCGACGGAGACTCCAGTCAGATCGAAGCCCGAGTGCTAGCGTGGATGGCAGGTGCACACGAATTGGTCGATTCCTTTGCACGTGGCGAGGACGTGTATAGAAAGATGGCCTCTGCTATATACGACAAGCCCGAGAATGAGATCACAAAAGAGGAACGCTTTGTCGGTAAGACCATCGTTTTAGGCGCAGGGTACGGCATGGGTGGGGTCAAGTTCCAAATGCAGTTAAAGACGTTTGGAGTTGACGTGGACGTGGACGAGTGCAAGCGCATCATCAAGGTCTACCGCGACACCTACCCTGAGATCCCGGCCTTATGGCGGCAGGGTGGGGCATGCCTAGCGGCTATCCTGTCCCAGACCGAGAGCAAGTTTGGGGGCGTGGATGCCGTGCGGTTCGACGCCGAAGAGCGGGGCTTCCTCCTGCCGAGTGGACTGTGGCAGCGATACCACGGACTGCAAAAGACGGACACAGACGCCGGGGTGCAATACACATATAGCACCCGTACTGGGCAGGTGAAGATCTACGGTGGCAAGGTTGTGGAAAACATTTGTCAGGCGGTGGCACGGTGCGTGATCGCCGAGCAGATGCTACGTATCGGGAAACGGTATAAGGTGGTACTGACTGTGCACGACGCTATCGCTTGCATTGCTCCCGAAGCCGAGGCCGACGAGGCCCTGCGGTATGTAGAGGAGTGCATGCGGTGGCGACCCGCATGGGCCGAGACCCTCCCGCTGAACTGCGAGGTGGGCATGGGGGCGAACTACGGGGAGTGCTGATGGACGAGACTAGTTACACGTGGTCGTATTCATCTTTAGGGATGTTCAAGCAATGTCCCCACAAGTACTATCGTGTTCGTATTGCTCAAAATGTTAAGGAGCCTCCCACCGACGCTATCCGCTATGGGCTGATGGTGCACGAGGCGGCAGAGAAGTACATCCGCGACGGCGTAGACCTGCCGCCTACCGTAGAGTACGTACGACCCATCCTCGACAAGTTGATCGGTTACCCCGGCGACAAGTACTGCGAGTACAAGATGGCTTTGAACCGCGCACTTGAACCGTGCGCGTTCGATTCACCGGATGCTTGGTGGCGCGGCATCGCCGACTTGCTGATCATCGACGGAGACATGGCACGGGTGGTGGACTACAAGACTGGCAAGTCAGCCAAGTTTGCAGACACCAAACAACTTGAGTTGTTGTCGCTGGCGACGTTCAAACACTTCCCACAAGTTAAACGTACGAAGTGCGCTCTTCTCTTTGTGGTCTCGCAGGAGATGGTGAAGGCCGAGTACACCGTAAAAGATACGCACAAGTACTGGCTCAACTGGCTCTCAGACATAGCACTACTTGAGAAAGCGTTTAAGGTAAAGACATGGAACCCCAAACCTAACTTCTCATGTCGCAATTGGTGTTCTGTATTCGACTGCATACACAACGGGAGAAGTTGATGGATGATTACGACATTGACGTAAAGTTATCGGATACCGAAACAGGAGATGGGATCTACCACGACTGGCGGTATAGATACCCTAAGAGTAATCGCGGGGCCAATGCAGACACCGCGACCTTCACGTGCAAGGTGGACTGCGGCAATTCGTTGTCAGTCAAAATAAAAACATATGACGGGGCAACATACGAATTAGATAACGAAGTTATAGAACTTGAATTTACCCTGCATGGGGCGATTGAGTTTAATGACTTCTGCGCCTTAATGAATCTGATTGATACTTCACACAAGGTTACTAGGCTCCTAGGAGGAACAGCCAATGCCACGTGACTACAAACACGAGTACGAGACTTACCAAGGTAAGCCCGAACAAATTAAGAACCGTGCTAAGCGCAATGCAGCACGAGCCGAGATGGTAAAGAAAGGCCGCGCAAAGAAAGGCGACGGTAAAGATGTTGATCATAAGAAGCCGTTGAGTAAAGGCGGCTCAGCAGGTGGTAGCAACCTGCGCGTTGTTGATGTTCATACCAATCGTTCGTACAAGCGAAATAAAGATCGCAAACCCGCTTGACATTGGAGTCTCAAGCGTTATATTGAATACCGACTGGCCCCCGTAAGGGGCCGATTCACCGGAAGTAAAAACCTTACTTCCGGTGCAAAGACTATTGGAGCAAGAGTGCAAATTATAAATAACAAAGCGCTGCTTCTAAAAGTGAAGCAGCCTGAACGTATTACGACCGTGATACCACGGTCTAAACAACTTGGCCCTAATGATGTGTTGGTCAAGTGGGGGTTGGAAGAAGCGCAGATTCTTAAGAACCTACAACTTAAGAATGTGCCATCACCGATTCTCGCAGACTACGAATGGACTGGTATGTACAAGCCATTCGATCATCAGAAAACAACTTCTGCATTCTTAACTCTGCACAGGCGAGCGTTCTGCTTTAACGAGCAGGGTACGGGCAAGACATCTTCTGTGATCTGGGCTGCGGACTACCTGATGAACATCGGGCGTATCAAACGCGTACTGGTGTTGTGTCCGTTGTCGATCATGCAATCTGCATGGGGCAATGATCTGTTCAAGACTGCCATGCACCGTACATGCGCCATCGCCCACAGTCACTCCAAGCAGAAGCGCGTTGAGGCTGTGCAGAGTGGTGCGGAGTTTGTTATCTGCAACTTTGATGGTCTAGCCATCATCAAGGATGAGATAGCCAAAGCGAAGTTTGATTTGATTGTTATTGACGAAGCGAATGCCTACAAGAACGTGCAAACCAAACGGTGGAAAGCACTCAACTCCATCCTACGTGCAGACACATGGATATGGATGTTGACAGGAACACCCGCCGCACAGTTACCCACAGATGCGTATGGCTTAGCCAAGATCATTAACCCCGGCAACGTGCCTAAATTCTTTGGTGAGTTTAGGGACAAACTTATGTACAAGATCACAACCTTTAAGTGGATACCGAAGCCCACCGCTAGTGCCGTCGTGCACAACGCGCTGCAACCTGCTATCCGCTTTACCAAGGACGAGTGTCTTGACCTACCACCAATGACTTACGTCATGCGTGATGTACCTCTCACTTCTCAGCAGATGAAGTACTACGAGCAGATACGTAAGCAGATGGTGGCGGTGGCAGCAGGGGAAGAGATTACGACCGTTAACGCTGCAACGTTGCTCAACAAGTTGCTGCAACTATCATGTGGCGCGGTCTACGCAGATACTGGCGAGACTGTGGCGTTTGACGCTACAAACCGAATGGCTGCGTTGTTGGAAGTTATAGAAGAAGCAAGTCAGAAGGTACTTGTGTTCGTGCCCTATAAACACGCCATCAACATCATCTCAGAAAAACTTACTGAGGAGAAAATCAGCAATGCCATCATCAGCGGGTCGGTGAGTCCCACAGCACGTACAGACATCTTTAGGCGTTTCCAAACCGAGTCAGATCCGAAGGTCTTGATTGTACAACCGCAAGCCGCTGCACATGGTGTGACGCTACACGCAGCGAACGTAGTTGTCTGGTGGGGGCCTATAACGTCTATTGAAACGTATTTACAAGCGAATGCACGTGTACACCGCGCAGGACAACATCATCCATGCACAGTCGTACACCTACAAGGGAGTCCAGTCGAGAGACACATATACAAAATGCTTTCTCAAAAACTAGATGTACATACGAAGTTAATTGACTTATACAGAAATGTTGCCGAAGATGCTGCTTACTAAAAGGAGAGTGCAATGAGTGAAGAAGTTAGCGTAGACAAACTGACTAAAATTTATACGAAGATTCGCGACAAACGCCGCGAACTTCAGGAACAAGACGACAAGTTGAAAGAACAGTTAGACGCTGTTGCCGCCAAGTTGTTAGAGATCTGCAACTCACAGGGTCTTAGCACGATGCGTACTGAGTATGGTACGGTGTCGCGTCGCATCACTAAGAACTACTGGACAAACGACTGGGGATCGTTCATGGAGTTCGTTAAGGAACACGATGCCTTATCGCTGCTTCAGCATCGCATCAACAACAGCAACATGGCTCAGTTCCTAGAATCGAACCCCGATCTACATCCACCGGGATTGAACGTGGATGCGAACCAGACGATTGTCATTACCAAACGCTAAGGAGCGCACATGTCTAAGGAAGTGTCATTGTTTGACGGCAACAAACTGCCGTCCTATTTGCAGACCCGCGAGATTGATGAAGTCACCAAGTCCCTCATGGGCAGCGGTGGCGGTGGCGTTAAGCGCATCTCCATCAAGGGCGGCGTATGGCGGTTGATGATCAACGGTAAGGAAGTTTCTAAGAACGAAGAGCGTTCGCTTCCTATCGTTATCGTTAACGCTGCGCCTTACAACTCGCGCACGTATTACGAAGGCACGTACACCGAAGGTGCTGAGCCGACACGTCCGGCGTGTTGGAGCGCCAACGGCATCACCCCCGATGCCAAGGTCGCTGAGCCACAGGCTAAGCGTTGCCTTGATTGCCCACAGAACGTCAAGGGTTCGGGGCAGGGTGACTCCCGTGCATGCCGCTACAGCCGTCGCTTGGCTGTCGTGCTTGCCAACGATATCGAAGGTGACGTGTATCAACTCACGCTCCCGGCGAAGTCGATCTTTGGTGAAGGCGAACACAACAAGTGGCCTCTGGAAGCCTATGGCAAGTTCATTGGCAGCAAGGGCATTCCCATCACGGCAGTCGTGACCGAGGCACGGTTTGACACGAGTCAGGCTACGCCGACGATCACCTTTAAGCCGTTGCGGTTCCTTGAAGTCAACGAGCATGCCGCCGTTGTTGAGAAGGGTGAATCGGACGCCGCTAAGAAGGCGATCACGATGACCGTCTCCGAGGTTGACGGCGTGAAGAAGGAAGCGCCAAGCGCACCGCAGGTAGAGGCTGCGGCCCCTGAGGCAGTAGTTGAGGAGCCGGTTAAGCGCTCATCCAAGAAGGAAGAGGCCCCGCCGCCCAAGGCTGACCTGTCGAAGATCCTCGACGCATGGGATGACTGATACCAACTAGGTAAGCGCGGGAGCCAGAATGCTTACGAGAAATGATTTTCTCGCGCTTGTACTTCCCCCTCTTATGGAGGGGGAATGCTACTGCACGACCGGGATATCGGATGAGGGGGTCAGGCAGCGGTTCGTTAGCAGCATAGAGGATATGAGTGCCTATGCTGATGAACTGGTTGCAGGATCATTCAACGTATTCTTTGCAGTAGCCAAGTACGCCGGGGCGATAAAAGGACGAAAGACCGAGAACGCAGTATCCCTGCGTTCTTTTTTCTTAGACGTAGATTGCGGATTCAACAAGGACTACGCGGACTTGAGCGAGGGCATCAGTGCCCTACGCGCATTTTGTAAGACCACAGGAATGCCTCGACCCACCATCGTTAAGTCGGGTGTCGGGGCGCATGTCTATTGGGTACTAGATAAAGATCTTCCACGAGACGAATGGGTTGCTAGGGCTGAGACGCTTAAAGATCTTTGCAATCAACATGGATTCAAAGCGGATGGGGCAGTCACGTGCGACGTAGCGCGTATCCTGCGCATTCCCGGTACTCTTCATCTTAAAGATCCTTCCAATCCGATTACGGTTGAGGTGCTGACCAAGGGTGAGGTGTGGGACACCAACAACCTTGATACGGTACTGCCCAGAAGTTTCGCGGTTGTTAAGGATTCAACCCCACGGTTTCCGTTGGATGCAGTAACCCTCTCTTTGATGGGCAACAAGCAGTCACGGTTCCGTACGATTCTAGTTAAGTCCATAGAAGGTAAAGGCTGTGCACAACTTCTGCACATCTTTGAGAATCAGCAAGATGTTGCTGAGCCTTTGTGGAGGGCAGGACTGAGTATAGCGGAACGGTGTTTAGATCGGGACAAGGCTATCCATGTCATGTCCAACAAGCACCCGGACTACAACTTTGAAGATACCGAGTCCAAGGCGTCTGCGACTAAAGGGCCGTATACCTGCGAGACCTTCAAGTCTTTGAACCCCGCAGGGTGTGAAGGTTGCCAACACAAGATCACATCTCCGATCCAGTTGGGGGTTGAGATTGTTGAGGCAGAAGAAGCAGACAATGTTGTTGTAGAGAAGGACGAGATCACCAAGCAGGATAAGGAGTACGTCATTCCTAAATATCCTGCCCCGTATATGCGCGGTAAGACCGGCGGAGTGTACGTTCGCACCAAGAGCAAGAACGAGAACGGCGACGAAGAAGAGCGGATTGACCTTGTGTACCCTCACGATTTCTATGTCGTGAAGCGCATGCTTGATCCAGAGATAGGGGAGACGATTCTTATCCGTACCCACAAACCTAGGGACGGTGTAGCCGACTTCATCATGCCGCTCACGACCTTCATTGCGAAGGACAAGTTCATTGGGGCAATGGCATCCAACGGCATCATTGCGTTGAGCAAACGACAAGACCATCTGATGGCCTATGTCGCAAAGTGGGTGGAGACTCTACAAGTGGAACAGAAAGCAGACTTGGCACGTCGGCAGTTTGGGTGGTTGCCAGACGAGAGCGCCATTGTGATTGGCGACCGTGAGATCCGTGCTACGGAGATTGTGTACAACCCACCAACGGAAGCGACACTACCCAACATAGCGTTCTTTCATCCTAAAGGAAGTTTTCCAGTCTGGAAGAACATCATCAACTACTACGGTCAACCGGGGATGGAGTACCGAGCGTTTCCATTCTTCATGGGCTTTGGCACGTTGCTGATGCACTTCACGGGTCTGAATGGGTTCGTTCTTAATCTGGTCGGACGCAACTCGGGTACTGGCAAGACCACAGTCCTGCAAGCCATCAACAGTATCTACGGGCATCCAGACCAGTTGATGCTCAGCCCGAAAGATACTTACAACGTGCGTATGCAGCGACTGGGCGTTATGCGAAATCTGGCGGTTACGCTAGACGAGATAACGAACATGGATCCGGATGACATGTCGCAGCAGATATATGACATAACGTCGGGCCGAGGTAAGAACCGCAGCGACCGCAGGGGTGTTGAGCGTGTGAACAACACGACCTTCAAGACCGGGGTCATCACATCTTCTAACCGCACCATCACCGACATGCTCATGGCGCAGAAGGCCATACCGGATGGCGAGATGAAGCGCATGATGGAGATTGTGTTCCCCGATTTCGCTCCCGAAGATGCCACGTGGTCACGCAACCACTTTGAGCCATTACTCCATAACTACGGGCATGCCATACAGCCATACGCACAGGCATTGGTTAGTCAGCCCCGGATGGTGGAGGAGAAACTCAAAGAGGTACGGGAACGGGTGGATCGGATGGGGGCTATCCGTCAGACCGAGCGGTTCTGGGCGGGTATCGTCAGCATAGGCATAACGGGTGGGGCGATAGCCAAGCAGTTGAACCTGCACGATATCCCAATCCGTCCAGTACTCGACTACGGCATCAAGTTGATTCAGAAGTCGCGGGATAACTCTCGTGCCTATATGTTCGATGCTGATGAGTTCTTGAGCGTGTTCTTGCAGCGGCACTACTCCGAGATCTTGGTCATCAATGGAAAGAAGGCCACCAAGGGATTAGATCCCGGCCCGATCAAGGAACCTCGTGGGGCGTTGACCACACGTTATGAGCCAGACACAAAGATGTTATTTGTATCTGGTAACGCATACCGAGCCGAGTGCGCCAAGAACTCCATCAACTTTGAAGAAAGCCTGATTCCGTATCGCAAGAATCAATCCCTTATAATTCATGAGGGTGGCGACGTTACTAAACGTAGGCGTATCTTTACAGGAACGACTGCCAACAGTAACGCGCAGGTATCCTGCCTTTGGTTCGATACGACCAAGTTAGGCTTCTTCAAAGAAGAGATTCTGTTAGATGCGAATAGAACAGAAGATACTGATGATTGAATGGCACAAGTTCAAGCCGGGAACGTCGTTCTTCATACCCTGCATAGACCGCGCCAAGGTTCAACGTTACATAACGCGGCAGGTACGCCGCATGAAGATTGATAACGTGGTCAGCAAGCAGGTTATTGAGCGCGGCATTTACGGCTTGCGGGTATGGCGGGGAGACCCTATACTTCCCCCGCACTCTTGCTAATTGCATTGCTGATACTTAACCCCCGGCTCGTACTAGCGACCGGGGGTTTTTTATTCCTCTTCCTCGTCTGGGTACGCGTTCATGATCTCAGCGCGGAGTTTCGGACGTACCGATACACCGTGCACCGACTCTGCCATGCGGCGGTAGTGGTTCGTGATCTCATGTCGCAAGGCTTCGCCTGAGATAGAGGCACCGGGGTGACGTGCGTTGAACTGCTCAATATGTTCAATCGTTTCGTTGAACCCTTCGTCATCCCCAGTCATACGGGCTAGTGATGCACGAGTCATTAGCGTACGACGCGAGTTCTCAATCTTCTTTTCCAACCCCGTTCGGTTCATGTTCTCTTTCTGTATCTCAGCCAAATCAGCCGGGGAAAACCCTAGGATCTGCATGAAGGCGTTGTATCCGTTCACGTCGTGCTTGAGCGGCAGACCATCCTTATTGGTGGCACCTTCAAGCCCAAGCCGCACGCCCTTCATGGCGTTACCGGCAAACTTAGGAACCAACTCTTCTGCGGCACGTTCAAGGTGCCCATCCGTAAAATGCTTCCACGCATTAGGCGCATTCTGCGTAAGGTAGGTGTATGTCGGCCCCAACATCTTTTCGGCGGCGTACGCACCAAACCCTACATCGTTACGACGCTTCTCGTCGTCACGCCAAATCATATTGTCCCAACCCGTACGATCTGCGACGTTCAGATTCGTGAAGTAGTTGATCGGCCCTTTGTAAGCCAACGTGCCTACCGCCTGCTTCAACATCTCTTCAGGGTCAAACGTCTCATCCCCACCCGTCGCGTCATTCACCAACTTCGCGAACAACTCCCCCCACCCAACTAGCGGCATACCCTGCACACCCGACATCAATCCACCCATCGCAAAGAATCCAAGGATCTGCATCAGCGCAGCCTTCTTGACCTCTGGGGACTCTCCCTTGGTCAGATCCTTAAACGACTTGTACAGCATGTACTCACGGTTCAGGGCAAACGACTTGAACGTGAGGAACAGTTTGGCAATCGGGTGCTGCATCATGTTGGCAGAAGCAGCGGAGTATGCAGAGCCAAGTGTGTCGTAGACTTCCTGCTTGGCGCGTTTGTACGCTTCCTCGTGCAGGGCATCTCCCGACATTGTTTTGGACAACTTGTTCTTGTACAACTCGTACGCAGCCAACAGGGTGGTATCGCGGTTGGTCTTATCCGCAGTACCAAGCATCTTGTTGAAGATGGCATCCGCTTTCGCTTTGATGCCCACGTACCGAGAAGTACCGCGAGTCTTAAACTCCGCAATATCCTCCGCACGGCGTTCGCCCAACACACCATCCTCAATACCGCGCTTGATCACCTTGGCGATCTCAGGCGGGATGCCTTTGCCGTTATTGAAATGATAGTTCGTCGAATGCTTACCTGCGTTCCACATCGCCTTCGCTGCGGAGTCAAAGCCGTTGATGCGACCCAACACGGGGTACACGACGGTAGGTAAGTGGGACAGAGCAACGAACGCAGTCGAGACGTTACCTGCAAGATAATTCAGGTAGTTGAAGTACTGCACACCGGCAAGCACAGAGTTGGCGTTAGGCTTCAGCACCGCCTGATGCGACTTCTCCACGTTATCGAACAAGTCTGCTGCCACATCCACGTCTAACCCTTTCGGATCTTTGGGGTTGGCTTCGTTCAAGGAAGTAGCGGTCAGAATCTCGTTGCGGATGTTGTCCATCACGCCTTCAAGTTCATGGTTGTACTTCATGTTGTTGATGTGCTGCGCCTGACTGGTCGCTACGTTCGCAAACGACCTAACCACATCTTGCTCGTAACCTGCCGTGCCTTGACGGGTGCGGGTCATTTGCAGCGTGGACTTAGCCGGGAGTAACTTCATGTACGAATCCACCACGCTTTCGATGACGGAATCGCTGACCTTAGCCTTACGCAAAGCACCCACAACCTCACCAAAGAACCCCGTTGGGGGAGCCGCTTTGATCATGTGCTGAAGGTTGTTGTAGCGTTCAATGTCCTTAGCACCGGCTTGCTTAGCCTGAGCAGCCGCTAACTCGCGTTCGCGAGGCGTCTCAAAAGACCGCTTTACAAACTCCCCACTTTTATCGGTATACGATAACCAATGGTCGCCCGTGCGGAACAACGGCAGGTAGACCTGCAATCGCTTGGACTTCCAATCCTGAAGCAGTCGCTGATATCGTGACGGTGACATGAGCGTGCTGAGGAAGTCTAACGTCTGTTCAGATTGCTTGAGGTACGTCTCACGCATATCGCGGTATACGTCTCGCACATCCTTAGGCAGAGCCATGAACTCCCTGTAGAGCGGGTCAGTCTTGTTGGCAACCCAACCACGCTTCGGGTCATCCAGAACTTCGATCTGATCCCGAGTGGTGCGGTTCATGATGTCAAACATCTTTTGCTTTTCAGCCAAAGAGTATTTTTTGAACACGTCATGGGCTTTGATCGTCTTGTCGCTGACCTCTTGCAAGTCGGTGCGTAGGGCTGCACCTTTCTTGTTCAGCACATCGTGTCGTGTACGCAGCGACGGAACAATCTTCTCGTACTCGTTGGCGATCTGATTCACAGACATGCCGCTGAGCAACGTCCGGCGTAGGGCAGACGGCGACTTAGATAGCACTTCGCGCCCACGTTCCATCATCTCGCTAGTGGCGGCAGGTTTCGTGTCGTTTACGGACGCATAGGTACGCATGAAGCGCAGGTCAGATTCCGTCTGGGCTTTCGGGCTTAAGGTAGCCCGTGCCGTCGGATTGAACGCAGCCTCCATCGGAGACACGTTAGGCCCCTGCACACTTTCATGCGCCTGACGCAGGATCTGAGTAATGTCGTTGTCGGAGTACTTTACGTCAAACCCCATGCGCCGCATCCAGTCACGTGCCCAAGCGATTACGCGCTTAAACATTCCGCTGGTGGTAGCCCCGGCTTCAGAACGCTCAGCAAGAACTTCCTCTACGGCACGCGCTCGCTGAAGATCTGTGTTGAGATGATCGTAAGTGTCGGGGTTGTTTTTCAACCATTCATCCGCAGCCTTACGCATCGACGGGTTCTCGTACATCTTGCTGAGTACGCTGTCGAGATCACCCCTAAACTTATCTGCCAGTCCGTAGTGACCCAGTGCTTCGTGGAACACTGTAGCCTTAACACCTTCCAACGACGGCGCATTTTCGCTGATGACGTGCACGGTCTTAGTGTCGGGGTCGTAGAACCCGCGAGTGTCATCAAACACGGCATCACGCAGATGAGCAGGGAGATCCTCCCGACTACGCACCACATTCACGTCAGGTGCGTTCTTCCAACCCTTAGTGGCTTCCTTGGCAGCGGCAACCGCATCCTCATGCGCCACCACTCCCTTAGCGCGTGCCCCGCGCTGCATAGTAATGTTCGGGTTGTTCGGGTCAAACGTACCACGATTACCAATAGCAGATTTAACTTGCGTCGGATCGTAGACACCAAGATTCTTGGTGTTGAATTCCTTAACGTGGAATCCGTCGTGCCCTAACCGTTTGATTGCCGCCTGAACTACAGAGTTCTCAATGGAGACCCAATCCCCATTCTCAATGTCGTCGCGACTTATATGGTCAGCATAATGCGTCTTACGGATCTCCCGTATCAACGCATCCACATGCTTACGATTTTCATAGTCGAACGGGTTTTCGGCTTTGACGTATACCGGATACGTAACCGGATTAGACCCTTCCTTCGCTTCATTGCCAGAGAACGCATTAGCCGTTTCGACATCAGGCGCAAAGAAAATAGCGTCGGCCTGCCTGCCTTTGAACTCGCTAAAGTCTTTCCTAGCCCCGTGGAACATTCGCTTGGGCTTACCGTTCTCGTCAACAATCTTGCTGTTGCCAAACCAGTTCTTAAACGCAGGTGTATCTACCTGTGGGTTATGCACACTGGTCCTAGTCCCCCGTTGATACCGGATCTTCGATGACCGCCGTCTGCCGGACGAGTCGTAGCCAAGCGCTCTATTGCTAGAACGGTCATAGCCTTCTTCGTCCCCACCTTCGCCAAATATGCGATCCGCTTCTTCCTTAAAATCGTTAGGGTCTACGCCGCTTTCGCTGAGCAGACGATCTGCTTCAGCCTCAAGTTCTTTCAACGTCCTCTTCTGCTTCTTCTCAGAGGCTGCGTCAAAGTCACGCTTAACAATCTTTTTCCTACCCGCAAGCATATCGTCGATACGCTCAAAGTCCGGGTTAGGCTTCTTCAGTTCATCTGCAATGGCTTCGTACTTGCTGTTGCTGATCTTACCGTTCTCAAAGGCATCAGCGGCGTTACTCCTATAAGAGTCACGACGTTGCTCTACGGAAGGTAAGACAGGCTTAACGACTTCTGGACGTGCCTTGCGGTTGAACAGTTCTTGAATGACCCGCAGTCGCTGTGAGTTATCAACTTTAGCCAAGGGGGCGGCAGGGGAAAACGGCTTCTCCCCGCGCATGAACGCCCTAGTCCTAGTCAGCGCTTGTTCTTTTAAAAGTCTTACCCGGTGCCGTTGTTTAAGTACGCCAGTAGACGGTGGTTTACCCGCCGCAGCAGCAATCTCATCCCGCAGTTGATCCGCAGTCTTGAGACCCTGATGGTTGAACCAATCTGCTAACTTATCTTTGTCCGTAATGTCCTTAGGGCCTAGTTCAGGCTCAACGGTGGACATCTGATATGGAGGCTTGCCGTAATCAGGTTCTTTCGGTATACCTTTAGGTTCAGGCGCGGTATCAGGCATGACATATGCCTGTGGCTTCATGATCAGATCTAAAGGCAACTGCGACTGATCGTCGAAAGGCCGATACCGCTTAGCCGGGGCTTCCTGCTTAGGAGGCTGAGCAGTAGTCTTGTTGTTATTGTCTAGAATACCGCGAGTACGCAGTTCCTTCATGAACCCCAAGGCTTTGGTGCGAGTAACACCCGCAGCCTTCTGAATCATCGGAGCCGTCGCTTTACCCTGCGCTTGAATAACGTCTAGCGCCTTACCGTAGGTTTCCTCATCAAAGATCTCACCTTGTGCAGCGGGTGCGGTAGGTGCGGTGGGGGTGACTACTTCCGGCTCAGCAGGGGCCGCAACGCCCTTCTTCTTAGCGGCACGTGCGTCTTTGGCTTTCTGTTTTGCCGCCTCTTTGGCAGCAATAAGATCTTTTGCAGCCTTCTCTTTCTTAAGCGCTTCCTGACGGAAGAACTCTGCCCGTGGGTCATTCAGATAAGGAGGCGCTAGGTTCTCCGGAGTGGTACCGGTATAAACCCTGCCTTCGGCATCGACGTGCAACGTAGATCCAAAAAGATCTTTTTGTTGATCAGAGACCGTCGGGGCTTCCGGTGCCTCAGGTGCTTCCGGTTCAGGCGCTTTCGACGTGCCGCCAAAGATATCTAACTGCGCACCTTCCGGTAGCGCAGCCATCTGCTGCTCAGCAGCCTTCTGACGGGAGACTTCAAGTTCATCCCGATTGGGGAGAACAGTCGAGGCCATACCGCTTTGGTCTACATAGAGCGGAGGTTGCTCTGGGTTCGCAAACAAGTCCATCTGCCGTTTATTGGCAGTGGGTTGTGTCGGTGCCGTAGGTTCAGCCTGTTCAGACGGAACCTCATTGAGCGCGGCTTGAGGACGTTCGCCCTCATTCACAAACGAGTACTGTGCGTTCTCAGGCACAAGCGCGTACTTACCTGACTTATCGTTGTACGTTAAATAGCCCTCGTCAACGAGCCGATCCATCTCGGCCTTAGCCGTCTTATGGTCTAGACCCGTGACATCCTTAAACTGCTTTAGAGTTGGGCTTTCTTTAAGTGCAGCCAGCACGTTGTCTCGGAAGAGCGCTTCTTCCTTTGTGTAACTGGGCGGCGGTGGCGGTGGCGGCGTAGTGTCGGGAGGTGCCTCTGCGGTAGGCTCTTCCTCGGGCTGATGGATCTGCGGCTCGTGCATAGGTTCTGCACCGACAAGCCGTCGTCCGGTATTACCTACCTTACGCCCTAAACCAGTGACCTTATTGGAGAACCCACCAAGTAGCGTTTGTTCACCAACATCTTTCCAGTCGATAGGTTGCCCCGACAAACTTTGCTGTAGGGCATCACCCACGCCACCCATCGCCGCACCGGTCAACGCCAACCGACGAGCCTCAGCAATTTCTTTTGCCGTGCCCTGACCCAGTAGCGCTCGCGTGCCACTTACGCTTGGACGGAGGAGGGCCATGTTAGCCGTCATCTCACCTAAGTGAGCAGCGGTCGGATGTTCCTTTTCCTGTGCCTCTAGCGTCTCAGCATCAATACCCAACCTCTTAGCGGTTTCAGGCATTGCGTGAATAGCGGCTTCTTGCGCCTTACCGGCAAGCCATCCTGACGGGATAGATCCCGCCAACGCAGCAAGACCTTCGACACCAAGCCCAAGAAGGGGATGAACTTCTGCCGCCGCTGAAGCCAACGGAGCCACCGCACCCGCCGCAGCCTCTGCACCCGCAAACCCACCTAAGGCAGGAGCGGCACCAAGCGCCGCCGACTTGGCGAATACTTTAGTGGCGCTCGTGGTTGGTTTTGGCTGCGGGATTGTAGCCGCTCGAAACTCATGGTAAGCGGGCCACATCTCATCAGGCTTAAGTTGTGGAGCGACTACATCGTGAAAGTACTGGTCACGAGCCTCCGATTGTTGATCAGGAGTAAGCGCCTGATAGGCGGGGTTTGCCGCAACTTCTGCCCATGACTTAGCCATTTAGGTGCCCCCGCCCCAAAGTTTGCTGTAACTAGCGGCTGACGACCCCGGTGTAGGGGAAGTAATACCAAGATGTTCCTGAGCCTTTGAATTCCACGCGTAATAGTGCGCCAACGCATCTTTATACTCAGTTAAGGATTGCTCTCTCATCTGAGGGTTGTTCTGCATCATTGGGTCATTGATGGCCTTAATCGCAGCGTTGAGACGTTGGTCAGCGCCCATCATGCCGTACTGAATGAACTTACCTTTTTCAGCAGCATCAGCCTTTATGTACTGCGCCTGAATCACATCGTTGTACTGCTTTGCCCGAGCGTTCAAGCCGTATTCCTGCACCATCGCACGGACATTAGCACCGTGTTCCTGTGCTTTAAACTTAGCCAGATCGCCAACCATCGCAGAGTAGTTACGTTGATCAGCGCCGTACTCACGAGACGCATCTTTCAGCATGTCGGAATCTTCGCGGCGCTGTGCATCTGCCAACTTGAACTTGTCCTCCGCAATCTTCTGCTGCGCAGCCATGAGGCCCTGCTGAATGTGCGGCACTGCCTGAGAGTACGAGGCACCACCCGCGTTGGCGGCGTTGAGAAACTTGGTGAGCGCATTACCCGCCTGTCCCGGTTGCCCCGCAGCCGCTCCCATGTTGAAGAACGCCGCAGCACGAGCCATACGCAATTGAGAGTCGGCGTTTAATTTTGCCATACCCTTCTGCGTATCAAGTTCTTTACGGTAATCATCCAACGCTGTATTTGGCCCCAACGCTTCGCGCTGCTCTTTAATACGGTCTGCAATTGACTTGGGCTTAGCGTCGTTAATGTGCTGTTCCAAAGACGCAATCAATGGATCTTTGTTCTCATCCAAGTTCATACCGCTGAGACGCAATATGTTCTTGGTCTGCTCAGACACAGATGGCCCTGTGGGAACTGGAGGCTGCTTAGAAGTATCCTGTGGCGGCGTCTGCGGCGTCTGCGGCGTCTGCGGCGTCTGCGGTGGAGCCGCTTGCGTGTCTCCACTGTAAACACTAGGAAGTTTATGCGCGGTGCGGTACTTATCCATCACGCTCGCTTCTTCGTCCTGCGACACAGTATCTGGAGAGTGAAGAAGGCCGTAGATTCCAGCCGTAACTGGATTGCCCCGAACCAAACTACCCAGTCGAGACAACAAGCCCGGAGCGGCAGCACCTGCGCCTTCAGCAGCACCGGCAGCACCTGCGCCTTCAGCAGCACCGGCAGCGGCAGCACCTGCACCACGATTTGCAGCGGCACGAGCCGCAATGTTTTCAGCGGAGTCCGCAACAAAAGGAGAACGGGTCACAGGAGACGGAGGCTGTATACCGGCACGTGCGTAAGAAGCCTGACGGACGGCAGCGGCACGCTGTCGCATTACCGCAGGGTCATCCCAGTTGATGCTCGTTTCTGCGCCAGATACAAGGTCGGCAGCATCAAGTCCAAGTTGATCTCCGCCAATACCTACCATCCCGCCCGTTGGAAACGCAACTATGCCGCCGTCCGCCATCTTTGGCCCAAACATACTTGGGCCGACGGGGAGATTAGCGATACCGCCTTGACGCGCTTGATCCGCAGCATGCTGCTGTATGGCCTGTACGCCCTGCATCGACATCTGCTGCTGTTTGCCGTAGTTCATCATCTGCTGCAACGCATCATGATTCTGCTGCAACACGTTGGGCTGCGGCCCCATGACGCTTTGGATAGCCTGTTGAGTCTTAGCCGCTTGCTTCAATTGCGCGGCTTCAAGCACGCCAATGGCTAATCCCTGATTGACCCCATGTGAGGCTAGATACTGAAGAGCAGAAGCAGGATCCATACCTGCAATGGCTTCGGACGCCTTCTGCATTGACGGATCACTTGCGATTATGCTCATACAGCACCCGTTGTTCCCATGTTACCAAAGAGGCTAGCCATACCGCCGCCCAGACCCACAGCCTGTCCAAGTGCACTACCCGGAGACGCGTACGTAGAGGTAGTACCCTGCTGACCCAACGCACCCGGAGACGTACCGTGCAGGATGCCCGACAAGAACGCCTGTTGCGCGTACGGGTAGTTGACGTAGTTTTGGAAGTTCTGATTTAGCGCGTTGTTGGTGGCCTGTTGCAACTGCTGTTGTTGGGTACCAAGAGCATTCTGCCCCTGCATGATGCCCATCTCTTGTCCGTACTGCTGTTGCCCCATCGCACCCAATTGCTGCGACGCACCAAGCCCCATCTGCTCTTGGCCCTGAAGCGCGTTCTGCGCATTCTGATAACCGCTCTGAAGCCCCGCAGCCGTGATGCCCTGCAACTGCGTCTGCAAGTTGCGGTTGGCTTCGGACTGCATCAAGGCTTCACGAGAGCCACCCAGATCGCCAAACTTTGCTGCAGTAGAACCCAGTTGCGGCAGGTTACGCGCATAGTCAGCAATTGCAGCGTTCTGCTGCTGATTGATAACGTCCTGCGTGTATGGCGACAGATAATTCTGAATGCTCGCTTGATACTGCGACGGATCGGTTGCTTGTGCGCCGATCATCCCCGCCATACCCGACGCTTGCTGCGTCTGCGGCGAGACATTCATGCCCTGCATGCTTTGCATGGCTTGCTGCTGCATCGGGGTAAGACCTGCAACAGTCGTACCCTGAATACCCTGCCCACCCGCAGCCGCGTTGCCAATGTAAGATTGGAATGGATTCTGAGTGGTGTTAGTCAGCGCAAGCGACTGACCCGCAAGTTGCGATACCGGCCCCTGTAAGTAGGTCGGTAAGTTAGTGTTGTAGACTGTCGATTGAGTCGGTTGTGAACTGCTGCTACCGCCGCCGCACATAGGTCACCTCAAAACTGTGTGGTAAGGGATCGGATGATGTAGCGTGTCTTCCGCGCTACCCACACGTCGATCCAAAGGCAAGTCACGAAACGGCGCAGGTACACCGTTCAGAAACCGATTGAAGATTACTGTGTTGTCTTCAAGTGCCAAAACTTCATGGTCAAGATACCAATGAAGATCTAAGTGTTCGCCTTGTACAAGTATCTCTGTAGGCACTGCACCTGCAATTTTAACAGCGCCCTTCATGACAAAGATATCGTGCGCGGTATCGGCCTCGTGCGTATGCATCATGAGACCTTCCCCACGTTTTTCAAAAGCGTAGAGGAGTCCCTCTAAGCCGCCGAGTTGAATCAACTGGATATGAGTTGTCATCAGAAGAACTTCTCATAGACTACAGTCTGTGATGTGCAACCGTGCTTACGAGCATGATTACGCCAACCGGGGCGTCCGAAGAATTCAATCCCCTGACAGCCTTCGCTCTTTGCAAACTTCTCCAACTCTTCAAACACCAAATCACCAGAGAGATTAAGCACTCCCTCGTCACCTGCGCTGTACTGGAACACCAGCATCTTGCACAAGGGATACTGCTTAATCTCTGTGATGACGTAGCCCCAAACGTCTTCCGTTTCAGGATCGTGCACCGCCCACAACTGCATATGCATGGTGTAGAGAAAGCGCACGATGTCATCCATGCTTGCCCGTCCCCTAGTCCACAACTCTGACTTTTTCAGGTTGTGGATAACCTTGGGCAACACGTAACTAAGTTGCCCATACGGTATATAGGTGACGGTCAGCGCCATTACTGATGACCCTGACCCTGCAGGCCGTAGTGCTGCAAGCCGGACATCTGAGGTTGCTGCGGAGTGAGGGAGGCAAGACCTGCGGAAGGTATCACACCAAAATTCTGGTACGGCTGATTTCGCTGAGTTAAGTTATTTTGCAAGGCGGCTTGCTGCATCGGCTGCAACATCTGATTTCCGCCAAGGGCAGACTGCGCCGTACCTTGCGCTATGTTCTGCAAAAACTGCCCTTGCTGCGTTGGGAAATTCTGCCCCAACTGTCCGCCCTGCATCGGCATTGTCTGACCGCCGGGAGCCGACGGTTTACCCGCCGTACCACCAAAGCCACCCGAAGGCATACCAAAACCCCCCGGCGTCCCGCTCATTGCTTGCCCACCAAAGCCACCCATCTGATTACCCATGCCGGGGGTCGGCGAGGTAGGGGGTTTCAATGATGCGGTCTGATTCTGCATGCCCGTAG